ATCTTCAGCAGCTGCTTCAGGTGGGTTCATTAATTGTTTCGCAACTTCAACCTTGTGTGCGTCAATATGAGACATGACTCTATCATGCAATGCTGAATATAATGCATTACGCATTTCAATAGCATTATCTGTTTCTGCATAGTCTACGATTTCTCTTGCTGTTGGCATAATTTTCTCCTAATTATAAAATGCGTTTCAATCTTGTAAACGTTGTTTCAACTTCTTCTAAGCTGAGATCACCTTTAACTGAATTTGAACCACTGGAACTTTTTTCTTTTGGTTTACTTTTTGATGATGTACCATCACCGCCACTAGAACCAGCTGGCGCAGCATCAGGCATTAACTCTGATTGTTGTACCATTTGGTCCGTTTGGACTTGACCTAACATCTGTTGTTGTGCAACATCGTTTGTTACCGAAACTGGCAACCCAAGTCCCATTTCTTTTTCTTGTTCGATTTGTTCGTCCATCTCAGCAATCTCATCGTCTGTCAGACGCAACACGTTTTGTTGAATCCATTTTTGTGAGAAGTAACGACCAGTGTATGGATCAACAGATTGTAACAATGTCAGTCTTTGTGAAATGAGTTCTGCTTCTTTCAATTCTGAGAAATTGTTATCCTTGATGAAGTCATAGTGAATGTTCTCTTTAAACAATTCCCATTCTTCATCGGTACAAATGCCTTTCAACACACACTGCACACGCAATGCTTGGTTGAATACTTCGGAGAATTTGCTTCTCAATCTGTCCACAAACTTAGAGAACTTCAATTCATCTCTGGTAATTTCTGATGAACGACCGAGTGAGAATCCTTGGTTAGGTTCTAACCTGGAGATAGGAACGCACAAGGCACCATATAGTTTCTTTTGGAAATACTTAACGTCTTCCAGTTCACCCAGGTTCTGTCCACCTGGTAGTGTGGTGATCTCTGTGCCTTTGCCACCTTCTCTACGTGGCAACCAGAAGTCTTCCATCATTGACATGAACTTACGGTCATCACGGACTTCACCAGTGTTGGCATCATAGACAAGTTTGTTTTTATACTTGACCATGATATCACGTAGGTATTGTTCCGCTTTCAACTTTGGTAAGTTACCAACGTCAATGTAGAAAATACGGCGTTCTGGGGCTCTAGAGATACGATAGATGACTGTTGCATCCTCTATCATACGCAACTGGTTTAGAGGTTTGATTGCTTTGTGTAGATAACTGAGAACAACCGCTCTGCGGGAGTCCATAAGACCTGACACCACGGAGATGATAGAGTCTGTTGTGATACGAACACCAACAGGACCAAAATTGGACGAACTACCACTAACGACCTTGTCGTTGTATATGTAGTATTCGTTGACTGGTTGCATAATGTCTGCGCCAGTTCTTTCATCCTTCTGCTTCTTCATTTCACGGACCTTACGCAATCTACGTGGGTCTATGTAACGAAGTTCTTTGATACCTTCTTGTGGATTCTCACGGTCGATAATGATGTGATAGTACATTCTACCATCAACATAGTAACGGCGGAAGATATCTTGTGCCATGTTTTGGTAACTCAACATACGTAGAACGTTGTTGAATTCTTCTTTGATGGCCTTTTTGATTTTGTCTGTAACTTTTAAATCATCTAGGATGATCTGTGTTATCTTTCCGTCATCGTCTTGTACGATAGCTTCATTAACTATATCATCTATCGCCGATTCGATTTCTGGTTGCATTGCCATTTCACGGTAACGAGAAATCAATTCTACTTCATTCTTTGCAGTACCGTCTAGGTCAACATAAGTGCCGTAGTAGGCGGCAGATGTAATAGTTAATGCCCCATCATCTTGTGTTGGTGGTGCAAACGATTGTTGAACGGCCGATTCTTCCTCACCTTTTTGGCGAGAAATGGTAAAACCGAACAATGAAAATTTATTTGTGTTATTTGCCATATTTTGTGTGTAATTATAAAATCAAAAAAACATGGGAGGCCCGTAGGCCTCCCGTATATATCAAGATGTTGTGTCTGTTTCCCAGAATTGGTAAGCGAATGTACAAGTGAATTCTTCAATCGAGTCGTTCGAACCCCAATCCAAGTCAATCGGTGCCAAATCTAGTGGGAACATACCAACGAATTTGTATTTCTTCAATTCGTTGCCAGTTTTACCATATTGAATGACAGATGCATCAACGGAGTAACCGTTAGAATTTCTTGCAGCTCCACTTCTTACGTTACCGGAATGACTGTTGATAGAGTTCATCCAGTTTTCTAAAGAGTTGCGAATTACAAAATCTTCATCGTTGATGATTGTTAATGTCCAGTCAGCAAATGTTCTGTTACCTGGGAACTTCATCTCACGACCAAAGTAATACACTGGTACTGTACCGATTGAAGAACCTGGTAGTTGAGCAGTCTTGGCCATGAAAGTTAATTTTTGACCAGCAACTGTTGAGTTTGCTACGCTAGATGGAAATATTAATGATACAGAGAATAGATTAGGACGGGCACCGTCCCCAATCATATTAGCTCTGAATTCTGCTACATTAAATGACATTGTTTTCTCCTATATCGTTTATTTATTAAGCTGCGCCAACGATTGTTACGAAGTCAACACCAGTACCAACAGCAACAAAGTTCAATTGAATGTAGTTGATTGAACGTGCAGGTTTGAGGTAGATATCTCCAACGAATTGATTGCTGTCAATAACTTGTTGTGTGTTATTTGTTGTGTCGCAAACAACTCTGAAGTCTGTCAAACCACGGCGACCTTGAATGTCACGCAAGAATGGTGATACCAAAGCGATAAACTGTGCTCTTGTGAACTCATCGTTCAACTCAAACATAGAGAACTTGGCTGCCTGTGCGATTGCTTTTTCTAGTGTAATAAACAAACGGCGAACATTAATTCTGTCAAATGCAGAAGGTTTGTTCAACAATGTTTTGTCACCAAACAAGATAGTACCTTGACCAGGGAATGATACAACAGGGTTTACACCAGCTGCATACAATGTGTCACGGAAAGATTTGCTTGGATTCCATGCCAACTTGATGCAGTTCTTAATTGCACCACGGTTGAAACCTGCTGGTGAGAACCATGGATCACGGATGCTGTCTGTGTATACACATAGACCAGCAACGTCACCGTTCAATGGTATCCAACGGTATGTGTTGTTGTACTTATCGAATTGATACTTCCAACCAGAATCTGCCACAACATAAGAAGAACTTCTTGACAATGTTGTCAACCAGTCTTGGATGTTAGTTGTTTCATTACCTGCTGTGTTCACAACATCATTGTATCTTGGAGATATAAATGCCACACAGTCTGCACGACCAACAGCAATATTGTCGATTACATATTGTTGAACTGCAACTGCATGACCACCTGTTAATACCAATCCGATATCAATAGATTCTTTGTTTGCAAACAGGTCATAAGCGGTTTGTATTTCACCGGTTGATGGATTTGCAGAACTGCCTGTTGACAAGTTAATAACTTGGTTCGTTGCAGGACTTGCAAAGTCTACACCTGCAGCAGCACTACCCCATGTTGCACTTGTGGTTGCATACTCAACTGGATCCAATGCATAGATGTACTTTGAGTTATTGAAAATTACTTGTTTGTAATAGTTTGTTACGCCGTTGATTGTTGCATCCGATGCAGCAGAAACAAAACCGTATGTTTCCAAAATAGAACCAGCTGAACCGGTAAACAAACCGTCAGTGTCAACAACAACGATGTGCATCTCGTCATTAGAACCGTTCACAGAGTCTGCGAAATCTGATGTATTTGGAGCAGATGTGAAATAGTTTTTGTAAGACCAAGTGCTGTATGTTTGGGTATTTGCACAAACGTGTACAGACAATGAGTTACCTAAACTGCCTGCATAACGAGCCGCAAATGGACCATAATCGTTACCGTTGTCACCAACCAAATATGTTGCTTCGAAATCGTCTTCGTTTTTAATTTGTACGTTTAGACCACTACCATCAGTTGCGTTGTTAGCTAATGCACCAACTGCACGAACGATACTTAAGTTGTTACCGTAAGCCAAGAAGTTTGCAGCAGTAAAGAAAGATACCGCTGTGTCTGAATTTGGTTTACCGTATGTACTAGCGAGTGTTATTTCGTTGTCTATCTGTTTTACCTTCTCTGCTGGACCCCATTGGAAGTTTCCAGCAAATGCACCAGCGGTCTGTTGAACTGCGGGTACAACTGTTGTTGCGTCCACCTCAGCTACATTTACGCCTGGAGAGATTTGAAATGCCATTTTATTCTCCTTGAATTATTATGTTCTTTTGGCAAAATACCATAAGAGTATTTATGAAAGGCTGGTTTTATAACCTTTCTAACCTGTTTCTCATGAACTTTGCATACGTTTCACTACCGTCTGCAACTTCCCACATATCACCACCCATAATTTCAAAATCATGTTCTAAACCGTCTTCAATGATTGGAGCTGGTAAAACATCATCGTCCATCTGATTCATATTTTCCAACTGAATCTGTTTACGAATGTCGTGATTAACAATCTCTTTGAAATACTGCTGAGTTGTTACCCATGAAAACATCACTAAAGACATTACCATATCATCGTTTGCACCTTCTTCAGCAGAGAACGAATTCTTTTGTTGAATAAAGGTGGTCAATTCTGAATAGGTATCAAAATCTTGAATTAATAATTTGTCACCTTCAATCAAGGTCTTCAGGTTTGAACAACCTATGGCCTTAACTTGAGGTGACATTTTCAATCCCATTTGAACACCTCGTGCAAAACCTGCACTGAGTTGTTGGGGTTTCTTGTTACCTGTGAATATCTTCCACAGGTTTTCATATTCGAAATCGGCATGTAACGAGTCTGCTACCTGCGGATTGTTGTTTATTTCCACCAATACATACGCATCATTGTAGTATCTGGCTGTATTGTAGATGACTGTTGGAAACAAAATCGGTGTGATTGATGAACTCTTGTATGTTGCCACCTGTTTATATGGTGTCTGTGAGATATCAATAACCGAGAATGCCGAACTGTCCAGGTTCTTACCTTCTGAAACGTCAACCGTGATTGCATACAAGTGATCCGTCTTAGAATCATTGACACCTTCTTTAACAGGGTGTTCGTATATCTTCAACAGGTCATGGTGTGCAATTGGGTCTGTGTACACCAGTTGTTGTAACTTGTAACCTGAAATCAATGTGTTCGATGAACCCAAGAATTCGGTATCAAACTCCTGTTGGAACTGACGCAATGAAGTGTTGCGGATGGTTTCTTCTTTCCACTTCTCATCACGACCTGGTACGTGTGACCAATGAATTTCAAAGTTCACATAGTTGTTCTTCTTATTGATTGAGTCCATCCACAACTTGTAGAACAGGTTCATACCGTTAGGTGTAGACACAATAATAATCTTTGTCTTTTTACCAGATGAAATTACAGGGTAAACAGAGTTAAAGAATTCTTCAGCGATGTTGTTTGGCACGAACGCAAATTCGTCCAAGAATACGATGTTAAAAGAACCTCCACGAATGGCAGAACTTGATGTGGATGCTGCAACAATCTTAGAACCGTTCTCCAGTTCAACGTTACCTTTGTTCCATGTAACGATACCTTGTTGCAACCACATTGGCAAGTTTTCGTATGCGAGTTGGTATTTTGCCAAAATATCTCGTGCAAGAGAACCTTTGTTGGCCAACACAGCACAGTTTTGACTGTCTGTGAAGATGGTTGCCCATAACATATAGGCAACTGTAGTGGTAGTTTTACCAACCTGTCGAGGACATTTTGTAATTACGAAACGATTGTCTTTGAAAAGATTCAACATCTTTTCTTGGAAAGGCCACATCTTAAAGTTGATTAGACCTTCGTCAACGTTAACAATTTTTACATAGTGTTTGGCAAAATAAACAGGGTCTTTGGCACATCTAATATACTCATCGACTTGTTCTTGCGTATATTCTACCTTGACGCCGGCCTTCTTCAGTAACGGATTGTCACGATAGGCTTCACCTGTTCTCAAATCACTCATTCTTTACCTTTGAGTAACTTGTTTAATTCTGCGGTAGAACCAACAAAGATCGCCTTATCAATCTTGGTGTCACTGTCTTTTGGTTTACCATCCATTGTACGCATTTGTTTCTGCACTGCAAGTAGTTCTTTGTTTGCATCGACCACGTTTTTCAACAATGTTCCATAAACCTCAAAGGCTCTAGGGTGTTGGCCTGCTTTGGCAATCTGCAAGATTTCTTCCATGGCATCCTTGCCTTGCTCAATCAGGTCTTGCAGGTTGTCTTTTGTTTGTTGATATGCATCTTGCAAATCGTTCTTCAAATCTGGACCATCTTCAGATGGTGTAACCACCGGCACCAAAGGTTTTACCTCTTGTTCTACCGGTGTTACATCAAATAATTTTTCCATGTTTTTGTCAAATGTGTTCATAGTTTTATATTACTTATAATGCTGCAATTCTACTTTTAAAATCGGCAAAATCTGTTGATGCTGCTACAATAACTTTCAAATTGGCCAAAGGTATAGAAGCACCGACTTGTACTGAACCATTTGCAAATAATATGCTTGATACATTTGCAACTCTTTTTCCACTAAACTCTATTGCCAAATCTGAACCAGAAGATGGAATAACCAGTGTACCGTTTTCGGTAAAATCCCAATTTTGTGTGAAGTAGGTCAGTGTTTCTTCGTTTTCTGGACTTGGGTTTTGATATGTAACCAAATTCATTGTGTAAGAATAGTTACTGTTTGGTGCAATAGTTACCGTTGTATTTCCAGAACCAACTGTGCTACTGGTTGTTACCACAACTTCAGGTGCAGTAACATAAGTGAATGGTAAAACCTCACCCCATGATGTAGACTGTGCACCAAAATATGTTCCTGGTAGAGTACCATCAACAGGCAATTGATATACTGTTACAACTTCTACATTACTGCTAGGAGCATGACCAACACCAACCATGAAGTCACCTTTAACATCAAAGTTTCGGTAACCATTACGATTTTCATTGGCAACATCCGGTATTTGTAGTGCATTAGCCCAAACAAGTGCTCCGTTTGACGCATGTAATTTGGAGTTTACAAAACCTTTTTCAGAATTGTCAACTGTACCTATTTGTGATGCATACAAATAATCCCCACTATATTTGATTGAAGAAATATTTGGTGTCATTCCATCTATTTCTTTTTCCCAAATTAATTGATTATTGGATCTAAATTTATAGATGTTTGTATTTGTTGCAGCATACCAGTTATTTGCATTATCGTGTGTTAATGATATGATGCTGTTGTTGTTGGAGTTGACTTTATTTGACCACAAGTAAACACCTTCAGTATCAAACTTGTGTACATAACCACCGTCAGAACCAACTAATACACCACCTCCACTATATGCGGTTGGTAG